AGCCTCAAGCAACGCCTTCTTACATACTTTACAGTAGAGCCATGATCTATCAAACATATTCCCTCTCTGCCTCCACTTAGGTATTGTAATAAAGACTGTTCTCTTACAAGTCGGACAGTAGATAGTTCCAACCTGTATAGGCTCTACTATCTCCTCTTCCCAAACCCTATCACCTAGGAGAATAGCTTGTGAATGAGTAGTATCAGTTATTTTCTCCTCACCCTCTGGTGTCCCGAGCTCGTCTATCCTGTAGGCTTCATGGACTACTGCCGGCAACTTCCCCCTGTAATCCCTATACAACAGAGCTCTCTCCTGGGCAGTCTCAAAATCAGTATAACAGTAGATTCCATTACTACCCATCAGGGACTCAGTTACCATATCCTTCCCATACTCCAGCTCGGCAGGGGGGCAAGATAACTCCCGAAAAATAAGGGGGTTGAGTCCAAACTCCCCCCCTATCGCACTTGAGAATAACCCACCCCCTTCCTTCACCTTCAGTACCTTGAACACACACTCCTGTTTCCTACCAAGGATAGCTATAATCTCCTCTTTCGTTGGGTCTCTCATTGTGATTTCTCCTTCTTATATTCCTAACCTACCCTTAACAATCTGCACTATGCTATCAATGTCTAGGACACCCCTCTCAGCTTGTTGAAGAAGCTCAACATCCCCAGGACAGCACCACTCGAACCACCAGTCAAAGGTGGCTCCGGGACAGGCTGAGTTCCCCCATGCTCTATGGGGTCTTATATCTACTATATCATACTCCCAGTTCAAGGCTTGAAGAAGCTCATTCAAAGCAATTAGCTGTGGGACAACTGGATGGTCAAACTCAAAGTTCCCATACAAACATACCCCCACCATGTTGTGATTCTGCCCACCAACAGCTGCTCGTTGGGTTTCCAGATCACCAACTAGGTAGGTGTTACCACTGGGAAACACAACCAGATGGTAGCCTATGCCTACCCACCTATGATACCTCCTATGGTATGTATAACACTTCATTAGCTCCTCAAACTCAGCTTCCATAGTAGGAGTGGGATAGGTTGGATTACCCCAGTGATGGATAGACACTACTGATATAGGAACAGGACGCTGAGGATATACATAGCAGCCCAGGAACACATCATCAGCTAACTCTTTCCTAGCATCATAGACCTCCAGGTCTCCTATCTTTATCTTAGGTAGTGTTATCATTTCCTACCTCCCCAATAATCTATGGCTTCAAGAATGGAGTTTAGCTGGATGACAATATCCATCTCTAATTTGGTCATTCTTCTGCTAGTATTTAAGAGTTCTCTCCTCGCATCAGCTATCTTATTTACCACTCCTTTGCTTACTGACTGAATAGGAGACCCACAGCAAGGACACCTCTCTGGTTTTCTAAACATTTAGTCTACCCTCCCTCTACTACTCCAAGAGTTCACAGCCCGGTTCCTCAGTGCTTGGAATATCTTAGGATCATCGGCCCTACTCAGCCTGAGCATCCTATGTTCAGGATGCTTAATACTGCCAGACACATAGAACTTCCCATCTATGGTACTACCTCTCGTTGCTATATGGGAGTGACTATATGGTCTATCCCTGGGTAGAGCATAGTCCATATCTATATGCCTATACATAGTCTTGGCTCTTCTCTTCTTCCAGAGGAGTGATTTAGGAGGTTCTACTTCCACAAAGAACCACTCCCCTTGTCTTTGATACTCCTTGTTCTTCAGCCCTAATGGTATCAAAGACTCATAAGCCCTATCAACAGTAGTCACCCTCTTTGGTAGCTCACAGAGGAAATAATTATCTTCATCTGTTGAGCTAAGATACCACTTACCCTCATAGTACAGAACTATAGCCTCTGGAATGTGCTCCTCCTGCCTATAACAATGATCCTGCTGCCCACTAGGTAAAACCTTGAATTGCTCTTGAGTAAGCAGCCTCCTTCTATGAGGGCAACCCAAGTAGCCCTCCTCTGTATCAAAACACCACTTCCCTGTCTCTACCCAACTCTCCTTCCTCTTATCAACAACCTTGAACTCCCTAATAGGAATCCTTGCTAAGTCCATAGTGGAGAAAGACAGGGTAATATCGGCCTTCCCAAGGCACAGTTCCTGGTGTTGAGAGGTTGATACTGAGTACTTATCACTATTAGCCACCATTCCCTCTGGTGTCCTTACCATCAACAGGAACCCCCAATAGCTATAGAGAGTATCTCCCCCTATAGACATATTACTGGCACTACCCACCTCCTTCCCAGCTACAAACTCATCTACCAACTGACCTTGTGATTTCATCTAATCTCCTCCCTCATAAACTAAGGGGAAGGGAACTGAGTCAGTGTTACCCCTGATGATCAATCGCCTGTAACATGGTTAGCTGAAAGCCTGCTCAGGAGCTTTGGAGTGGGTCTCTCCGTGCTCTACCTATGTCCCTTGAGCCCACAGTAGACAGCATTCCCTTCCCCTCAATCTTCAACTTACTACTGATCGCATTCTATTCACCCTATTCTTTCAAAATCGTGCCACTATTGTACCACTATTGAACCAGTGTGTCAAGCATTTTACCCAAATACACCACAAGTCCCCTCTTAGAACACTTGTTCTAACCACCACAACACAGGGGACTTGTAGAAAAGGCTTGACATATCAACCAGTCTGTGGTATAATAATCACAAAGGTCGAAATAGGTATAGAGAGGGAGGGACACAATGAATGAGACATGCAACGAATGTGGTGAGTCAGTAGCCTCCGGCTCAGGTAGGTTTGTCAATCGAGTGATAGACCTTAATGAGACAGAAGACAGGGTATAGATGGGTAAGCCCTTCCCCGAAGGGGAGTTCATCTGTGCTAAGTGTTGGGATAAAGATTGGAGTAAGGAAGGAGACCAATGCAACGAGACTGGCTAAGCATACTAACCCCTTACCACAAAGGAACAAAGATCAGTGTGAAGATCGAGAAGATACTGGAGTCCAAGTTCCAGAAGCTCCTACGGTTCTATAACAAAGTCCCTCTTGTGCTACCCCCCCGTCTGGTAGATGTTGGACTGGTAGCACTACGCAGGGAGCTAGAGAAAGGAGGATAATGTCGGTAAGAGCATATAGGGTGATAGAGATACAATATGAGAAGCAAAACAGCTTCAACCTGTGGCGTGACGGGAAGTTAATGGACTTCCTTGATGGAGGGGTTGCTTCTACGACAGTCTGAATGAGGACAGTGTTGGGTTGACAGAAGTCTCAATCAAGGTACTCCAGAAAGCTCTACAAGAGGTAGAGCTAGAGCCGGAGGTAAGAGAGATAATACAAAAGGACATAGAAGCATGTAAAGATAGTGGGTATGTCCAATACTACTGCTTCTAGGAAGGAGGACGATGCTACCAAAGACAGTCGACATGGTACTTAAGAAGGAGACCAAGAACACCATCCGCTATCAGGAAGTAGAGAAGGAAGGAGAACTACCAACCCTCAATACTCTCTACATCCAGAAGCAGGTTCTTGGGAACAACCCACCAACAAAAATAGTGGTAACTATCGCTGAGTACAACAACTAATCACTCAGTCATGGGGCTTCAGTCTACACTGGAGCCTCATAGCGGAAGGATTAGTGAAAGGAGTGAAGGAATGAACACACTTTTACAGGTGAGATGGTCACTTGCGGTGGAGCAAATGACCATACTCAGTAAAGCAAGAAAGCTAAAGAAAGGAGGTAAGTAAATGAGAATCAATCCTTGGATCGTTGCTCTAATAATGGCTGGAGTACTACTGATCGTAGCTTATGCTCTGTGGATAGCACAATAAAAGGAGATACCAAATGAACTGTGGTACCTGTAGGAAAGAGATTGGAACCAAGGAGGAAACATCATACCAAGTTATGAGGGGAGCAGGATACCTTGGGCCTGCTGTAGTTATAGGACATTACTGCGGGGAGTGTCTATCTAATGGGGTCAGTGAAGTAGACATAAAAGCTCTTGTAGAGAAGTTCATAGTGAGTATATCCTCCGAGGGAGGGGAATCTCTAAAAGACCTCGTAGAAGTCATGGTCTCAGCAGCAGACTATATCCTTACTCCACAAGAGATGACAGTGGAGAACTTGGGGAGTATCTGGGATAGGTTTGTTACTGTTAGCTACGACAACTTCATAGAGTCAGCGAAGGCTATTGTTGAACAACTAGAGAAGGACTAACATGGGTGGTAACATTACAGTAAGGCTATGGACTAAGGAGGACTTAGCTCGGATAGGTAAGGACAGGGAGCTAACAACTATATTTATGAATGTCAAGTCCTTCAGCCAGGAGATGCTTGCCTACTATCCTTACCATCTCCGCCATACCTATGTTACATATTGGGTTGGTGAGGAACTAGCAACCTTCTATGCAACTGATGATGAGATGGCAGTGTGGTTCTTGAGACAGCAGTATGTAGTCCTTCCCTACTCACTACAAGAGAAGACCACTACATGGAGGAAGGTAGAGACCGTATGACTGGAACACTAGAGTCTATTGAGTTCCCAGTCAACAAAGCAGTACGAGAGATAATAGACCTAATGTGGCCAAACCCCAGAAACGTACCCCTTTCCCAGAAGTCCCTGGACAAAATACAGGTACTCAAGAGCGTCCTTCAGGGAGTGTATGATGAGGGGTTTCAAGAGGGAGTAGACGACAACAATAAGGATTTTTGGGAGTAAAAAGGAGGACACAAATGACAGTCAATGAAGCACTAGGACTTGTTACTGCTGAGGTGTTCCCAAGGAGTTTCAACTTACTATCCCCCCAAAACGAGGCTAAAACTCAGAGACTCCTTACTATCCTACAGGAGCTAGAGGCCTCAGCTAGAGACCGAGGCTACCAAGAAGCACAGGATACAGTCTGGGATTGGCTCGACCCTGACACAGCACGAGAGGGGCTAAGATCAGCTCGGTATGGGGATTAAGATGGAGCAATTACAAGATAACTATACTTGGAAGTTCAGGGGGGCAATGAAGGTAGCTGGATGGCTCTGTCTCAACTGTAAAAAGGTTCTTGATCCTTTTGACAGAGGTAATCCATCCCCCTTCTGCTATTGCCCTTCCTGTCTGAAGCGGTTGAATACTACTCTAAGCCAATCCTTCTTCAATAGAGGGAAATAGTTAAGACATAAGGAGGAAGGTTATGATTACAGGGGATAAGATATGCTGGATACTGATTGTAGCAGCAGTGATCTACCTGACTGTGGCCATATCACTATGTTAAGCGAACGAGAGATACGTAAGCATATTCAAACTATCGAGAGGAGATTGGAGCAAAGGACTGCCGAAGGTACAGTTACCCCAGAGGCAGTCTTAACAATCCAGTCATACCTCAGAGGAGTTAGATACTCACTAGGAGAGAAGGAGGGAGAAAATGGAGAACAAGGAAACAACCATTAGTAAGGGGGCGATGAAACTGGAAGAACTCATCAGGTTCTATCAGCGTACCTATGATTATACAAGAGTGGAAGCAATCAAGAGTATCAGGTACGACCTTAAGGACATAGAGGATTAGGAGAGACACCAAAAGGAGAAGGAGACAACTATGATTAAGGTATACAAAATCACAGGTTTCCCCGACCAGTTAGGAGTAATAGTGAAGAGCTCAGATGATCCTCAAAAAACCATCTCCATAGTCCTCATAAGAGAGGCAAGTGAGAGAATCACTAGTCAAAACATTCTGGAGAAGGTAGAGAAGGGGGTCATCAGTCTGATCGCTGAGTATCCAGAGACAGACGAGGGATGGATAGAGGCTATGGAGTTGAGGGATGCAATAGCTTCTCAATAACAGAGGGAGGAGACCCATGAAGACATACTGGTTTACAATTACAGCAACTGTGGGTATAGAAGCAGAGAACAGAGAGGATGCCCAAGAGGAGCTTGAAGCTAGGGACTGGGCAAGTCTGGACTATGAGGTGGATTGCTTTGAGGAGGCTCCCAATAGCCCCTCAATAGCCCAGAACTAACATTCAATAGCTACCCCAGTACTATTGAATAGCCGTAAAGCACTATTCAGAAGGACTACCCGCAGGGGACTTATGGCCAGGGACTTGACAAGGGTTGGAGTTTGTGATAATATGATGATGGTGGCAATCCGATCTAGCCGCTAATAACAAAACATCGGGGAACGGAGGTTACAATGCAAGAGTCAACTTTACAAGCAATCCTTGACGATATGTCTATAGCTGAGATAGAGGCTATGAGGGATAAGAACAAGGATAATGAAAAGTCAGTGGTAGCCTATAACAACTACCTTGAAGCCCGTAGACTAAAGGACGAGACCAATAGGGCCAAGACCGAGTTTGGTAAAGTCGCCGAGGGCATCCGAAGCAAGCTACCCAAACCACCCATAGGCACGGAGATGGTGGATATACACTATCACCATACCAATGAGGGTGTATGGGTGATTGCCCACAAACCGTTGTCTACCACGATCATCGGCAAGGGTGGTAGTGGCAAGGTGGGCTCTGGGGCTCACCGAATCAATGTCAAGGAGGTGGGCACCGACAACACGGTTGTTGACCACGGGGACTTTGACACGGGCGTTCTGGCTTGTGCCAAGCTGGGGGTTGAATACGGCGAGGGAAGCGCTGTCAAAGCCTTGAGAGATAAGGGATACCTTGTTAAGTATTTGAGGGACGCCTAGTTAACATACCCCCCTTGTTGATCGGACAGGGGGGGTATCTCTTTGCCCTAAAATGCTGGCTCGGGAGTGTGCCAACATCCCACCACAGACCACCACAAGCCCACCACATAGCCTTGGAGGTGCCAACCATACCCCACTATCCTCAACCGTAACTAACCATCCCCATTACCTCGACCGAACCACCATAGCTTAACATAACCCTCCATACCAACTACAACTCTCAGTGCCTATCAAATCCACCTACCGCCCATAGCCTTAAGCTCTACCCAACTACTCAACTACCCAACGGTATCCCCCTACCCATCTGACCGACCAAGCGTGGCTAAGGAGCGAAGTTACTCTTATAGAGGAATCCATTTTTCACTAAAACCGTTTTTCTGTATAGAAAGGGGTTGTTTTTCTCCTCCTTCTGTGTTAGAATATTTATAGGAGGAAGATATGAAAAATAAAAACCCCCGTAGGGAGTATCAAAGAAAGTGGAGACAAGCCCACCCTGACTATCAAAGAAACTGGCGTAAGAAGCATCCGGATTATGTAGCCTCTTACAGTCGTCTTTGGAATAAGAAGTATCCTAACTACTACAGAGATCGAGCTGAAAGGGAGGTTCCTAGTAGTACAGAATTAGTTCTGACACACTATGGTAAAGGTAAACTCGCTTGCATAAGATGTGGTTACACTGATACAAGAGCTTTGACTCTTGACCATATTAACGGTGATGGAGCCAAACAAAGATTCCAAGACAGAGTGGCGCATAAGGGAACAAAAGGTGGGAAAGCCCTTTATCGTTTCCTCCTGAAGGAAGACTTGCCGGAAGGTTATCAGACACTATGTATGAACTGCCAATTCATTAAAAGAGTAGAGAACAACGAGGTAAGAAAGTATACTCCTGAGTAGAGAAACTCAGTTTAGGCTAAAATAGTTTCGACAAAATAACCATAACCAAGAGAGACACACCTACTGCAATTGCTATAACTAAAATAGTCTCTATCATAGTAGTGAGTGTATGTGATCTGGCTCCCTTAGCTCCACATGGCTACCACATCGGCTACAACGATACCTATTCAGGCACCCCATAGCAAGAATCCTTGTTGTGTAGAGTTGCCATTTATGACCCCGGAATAAACAAAATGGCCAATACCACCAGTGCATTATTCCTCCTTTAGCTCTTCTAGCACCTTAGCTTGCTGTTCCTTAGCCTCTGCTATTTGCCTATTAAGTTCATCAATCCTATCTAGTAACTCCTCTCTCTTTAGATTGGAAGCTACTCGCTCCGGCTGGTTGTACCACTCTTGATACTCCTCCATGAACTTAGTAATCTCTCGATCAACCTTCACAATGTGTTCGTGTATCTCAGCTATAGTTCTAGGTTTTGTCATCTACTGCCACTACTATTTCATGTGTTAGAGTTCCCCCACAGCTACTGCAGGTTTCAACACAGTTTAGGTGTTCCCCATCGTGCCTCCATCTTTGGGTAGTTGGGGTAATCTGACGGCACTTCGGACAGTATGAGGTACTAAAAAGAATCTGGTTACCCTCCCCATCTATGAAGTATCTGTCAAGTAAGTTATCCACTAAGAGCTCCCGACCTAGGTGGTCTCAAGAACAATATTATAAGGTACAGGAGAGCTACTAACATAATGAAGTTTGGAGCTTCCCCCATGTTATCCTCCTATACATAGGGCTCCGCAACACGTTCATCAGCATAACTCAAGTTACTTCCGCAGTTTGGGGGAGGTACGCAACAACTCTCAGTGCATAGGATTGGGGAAGGGGTTTTTGTCTTCCTTATCTCACCTTCCTCCATTATCCTAATTAACTTAGCATAGATAGAGATGTCTCCTAGTCTTTGACCTACTCCTTCTACTTCACCTTCCCTACCTTGTGACATTAACCACAACGCAGCATCTAACTGCTTTAGGGTATCAATAACAGCCACTACCTCTGGTTTAGTATGGTCAAGTCCGGGGTATAAGGCTAGTATCTTTGATCTCCTCTTGAAGTTACCCAGAGGATCACCACCACCAGCATAGTCCTTGTTCTTGGCTGAGTGGAGTATCATCTCTTCTAAGGCTAGACTGTTGAACCTAGGATGCCCATTAGGTGCTCGTTCCATAAGTAGCTGTATTAGTATGCTCATACTTCCACCATTCCTAACTTATCACATAGCTTCTCAAAGTCAGATTGCCATAGTACCTTAGGGATTAGGCTAGAATCAAGTAACTTCATTTTTGTTGCTACCTCTCCCATAATCTTGCGCTGAGCACCCAAGCAGAGTTTCATAAGTTCTGACCATGTGAAGTTGCTAAAGTGGAATCTCTTGAAAGGCACATCATAACCTAAGATGTCATAAACATCCTGCTCTGTTAGTTCTAACTCACTCATACTTCCAACTCCTTCATTTGGGCCTCTATCTCCCTGACCTTAACCTTATTTCCCTTTCTCTCATGGTAGTCCCGTAGTGTCCTTAGCCCATTGTACCTCAACGGATCAGTACTCTTCCGGGGTCTACCTCTTGGTCTCTTGCTCATCCTAGCCTCCTTTTTAGTTTGTCTTTCTGTCTCCTTTTCCTCAGCCTTTCTTACCCACCACCTCACATACTCTTCATACCAAGCTAAATAACAATCTATATGGAAATACAACGTATACCAACCTGCCTTCCCCTTGGTAGAGGTTGTTACTGCTAGAGTTCCTTTCTCTAGTTCTCTACCAGGACAAGACTTATATCCACATGAATGACCCTCTCTTACTTTCCTTACCTGCATGTTACCCCCTTTTGTTTTAAGAATTAAATATAACTATCTATCTATAGAGATATTAATTATTTGTTGGTTATTTACAAAGACCTTAAGATTAACCTTGTGATGGTATTATACTATAAAACACTACCCTTGTCAATAGTTTTGTAGACCAAATTATCCAAATCACCTGGTTGTAGACAAAATAAGCTGCCAATAGTGATTACCTACTGGCAGCTGGGCCTCGTTGCCAAAGCAACAAGGGGAGTTAATTGTGGATAGTGCTAGCTGACAGGGCCAGCTAGTAGCCTCAACTGAGGCTACCCTACCCACTGTGCACAGCCCAATTATACCACAAGGAGTCCATAATGTCAAGTCAACTATTCCTTGGCTATTGACTAATTAGCAGAAGTGTGGTAGTATCTATTGTGAGGCTATTATGCAGCAACTTGCCGACCCCTTAGACGAGGGAATTAAACAATTCCGGGGACAGAAGAGGGAGTTTCTACTTCTCCGTGTGTCGGGTCTTGATAAGAAACAAGCCCTAATAACATCGGGTACTCCGGAAGGCACATATAACAACTGGCTTCACAAAGACCCCCGCTTTGTAGTGTTCTACAGGCGTGTAGATGAGCTTAGTGTTTCCCATCGTAAGCAAGCAATTACCTTTTTGAGGAGGGATAACCAACTCCAAGCAGTCCTTCTTGAGGGGAAGATCATAGATAGGATGAAGGAGGAGGTAGAGTCTGGTGAGTATGTGTTACTCCGAACCCACTTAGCCAGGGAGGTCTACACCAGGCTACTTAATGAGGTGGATTTCCAGCCTGCAATTAGAGATTTAACTTGGGAGGACAAGAGGAAGCAACTATTTGTAGCAGGGGATGTGGTTCATAGGGAAGGAGACATTATAGATGGTGAGTTCACCGAAGCAGAAAGTAGCGAGGAGACGCAATCTACAAAAGGCTTTGCTCTCCCGGAAAGTGAACAAGGGTCTCCACAGACAGAGGAGACGAATAAGGGCTAGGAGGGTATAGTGTCATTACGAAGACCTAGTAAGTCACTTGGAAAGAAGAGAAGAGTGAAGAGGCCCTTAGGGAATAAGTACCCTCATATACTTATACCACTGTCCCGACCACGGAAACGCATTATGACAAGGGTCTAGGAGGTAACTTGGTTCTTCAGATAGATAAGATTAAAACTATTGAGGAGCTTCTCTACATAGATAACAAAGAGGGCATTGTTGTACCTTTCAGTGGTAATAGGATGCAAAGGTACTACCAGAAACACAAAACTAACCGTAATATAGTGTTAAAGCACCGGCAGGGGGGCTTTAGCTCTTTCATCCTAGCGGATATGTTTATAGACTGTATTACAGTACCACATTCTATCTGTGCGGTTGTATCCCATGAGGGGAGGGCAACTCAAAGGCTCTTGGATAGGGTACATTTCTATTATAAAGCAATGGATGAGCCGAAGCCACAGACAGGAGCTGAGAGCCGAAGCGAAATTACCTTCCCTGAGCTTCATAGTAGTATTTATATTGGTACAGCAGGCTCCAGGGCATTTGGTCGAGGTGACACGATCCGGAAAGCTCTCCTATCCGAGCTAGCCCACTATGAGGATGGAGAGCGTATCCTAACAGGTGTGGAAGATGCTGTCCCTCTTACAGGAGAGCTTATAATTGAGTGTTCCCCTCTAGGAGAGGACAACGTTTTCTACAGTAGGTGGGTGAAAGCTCGTGAGGGTAGGTCTCCTTATAAGCCCTTCTTCTTCCCTTGGTGGTGGACAGAAGAGTACCAGATACCGAGAGACCCTCCTTCTTATATCAATATCCTTCCTGAAGATCGGGGAGAGCTTACTTATACCGGGGAAGAGCTTGAACTAATTGAGAGACATGCTCCACCTTGTAAGTATTGTCCAAGTGAGTGTGGTGAGCACTTTACCGAGGCCCAAATACGGTGGAGAAGGTGGAAGATTGCTGAGAAGGGGGGTCTTTTCTTCCAAGAGTTCCCAGAAGACGAGGTATCCTGCTTCCTAACTGTTGGTGACCCTGTGTTTGACCCCTATATTCTCACAAGTTTAGCTCAAAACTGCTATGAAGGGGAGTATCACACCCAAGGATGGACATTTTGGAAGCCCCCGGAAGAAAAGATGCGGTATACCATAGGGGCAGATACCTCAGCAGGGGCTCCTGGTGGTTCTTACTCTGCAGCAATAGTTCTCAATGATAGATGGGAGGTATGTGCTACCTTTATGGGCAGGTTGGAGCCTCATGTGTTTGCTGGTATACTAAAAGAGCTAGGAATATGGTATAATAGAGCTGAAATAGCGGTAGAGAGGAACTTTACAGGCTATGCAGTGCTTGGCCACATGAAGGACTACCCAAATCTCTACCACCAGAGAGATTTTGTTACAGGCAAAGTAACTACCCAAATAGGATGGTGGACTAACGATCAGACTAAAGAGTACATGCGGACTCGTTTGAAGGATAAGTTGCCTCAACTAAAGCTATGGGATGTTAATTTGGTCAGACAGATGAGGGGTTATAGGTACATTAAGTTCCGACCAACAGCTCAGACCTTTGATGATCTAGTTATAGCACTAATGATTGCGGTAGCGGTTAAGTCAGTATCAGGAGGCTCTTATGGGTACCAAGGTTCTTATGACAATTGGGGTTGGTAAGGAGGAATCATGCTAACAGAAGAGCAGATTAGAAAAGATATAGTAACCTTAAAGAGAACTTGGTTCCAGCGCAATGCTAAGTTTGACGATTGGTATGAGATACTTCTTCTCATTGACCAACTAAAGGCCAAGAATCTTGAGTCTACTGTTAGTAATGCGCCCCAAACCTTCTATAACATGGCGAGTTATTTGCTCACTAAAGGGGAGTTATCTCATACCACCCCCATTACCTCTGAGTCTGCCTTAGAGCTTGACCGTAAAGCTAAAGTAGACCGAGCTTGTCGCTACATGTGGGGACAGATAGACCTTAGCAGGCAACTTGGTGGAGACCCCCCTTACATTGATGAACTAGCTTTCTACCTTCTTGTCCTTGGTTGGTATGCTACAGTTGTAATGTTTGATAATGACACAGGGAAACTCCAAACCCAGATATGGAATCCCGCCAATACCTACCCTAGATATGCCAATGGTAGGCTGGCAGCTTGTGTTCACTCTTACAAAATCACAGAGGAGGAAGCACTTATCAAGGCAGAGGAGAATGGATGGAGCTATGGCCAACTCAGGACAGCTTCGGGGGAGATAACTCTTGATGACTACTTTGTGTTTGATCCTACACCCCACAACATCATACTCTTCGATGGTAGACCTGTTACTTCCTGGGAGGAAAGACCTGAAATGCAAGTCCTTGTGTCCCCAGTAGGAGGCTTCCCCGACAAAGGGAGCCTAGCTACAAGACAGGGACTTAAATGGAGGGGTCGTGTAGGTCGCAGTATCTTCGAGGTTAATGAAGAGGTCATTGCCTCCTTCAACAAATGGAAGACAATGATTTCTCAAATGCTTAGAGATACTTCCCAATCGGCAGTCCAGGAGTTCTCAGCTAGCCCCCAAGCTACACCTGAGCAAATGAGGGAAAGAGGAGCTGTTTTCCACTATGCCCCTGGTGAGCAAGGACTCCAGAGGATAGGCCCAGCAGCTCTCCCAATGGAGCTTCAGTCTAGCCTTTTTGATATACAAGCAGAGCTCCAGAAGGGCTCGTTTAGTAATGCTGTCTTTGGTATGATGGAAGGCCAACAAGCAGGATACGCACTAAGTCTACTCGCCACATCTTCAGCTAACCAGATACTCTTTCCCTATATGGATGCCAAGCACTTTGTTATATCTGTATGTGATAAGTTCTGGTTATCCAATCTTAAAGACTCTAAGAAAACCTTTAAGGTCAAAGGTAGGTTGGTTGAAGAGCTGGAGACTGAGGACATCCCAGAGGATGTAGAGCTTATGGTGGAGTCAGAGGTAGCTACGCCGAAGGATTGGATGGAACGGGGCACGATAGCCAACATGATGAAGGAGCATCTGGATGAGGCCACCATTATCACTGAGATACTAAAGATGTCCGATCCTCAAGCTATCAAGCGTAGGAAGTCTTTGGATAGGGTACTTGAACACCCTATGAGCCAGCAGATAGAGATGATAGCTGCCTACTATGCCCATGCTGACTACCTTGAAGCTAGTGGTGATATTAGACAGGCAGGGCTCTTTAGGAAGGCAGCACAATCACTAGAAGCCCAAATGGGTGCTCCCCCTCCGGGTCAAGGTCGCCCTGAAGACATGACTCGTATCATGGCAGAGAGGGAAGCGGGAGCCCCCGATGAAGTTACTAAGGTGAGTCCTGAGATAGCACCCCCTGAGACTAGAGGCTTTGCTCCAGGACAACTAAGACAAATAGTAGGTCAGGGTACTTTGAGGTAAAGGAGTCAATATGACTGAACCATCCCCGTTATTTAAGATTCCTGAGTTTCCAACTCTCTACGGTGAAGAGGAGCGAAAGCGACAAGCGAAGTTAGCCGAGCAGAAGTCCCAAATAGAGGAGCTTTTCCGAACTAAGTTTGATGTAGAGGCTTGGGCTAACCTACCCGGCCCTGAACGTGCTATAAGGGAGTTCATTGCTAAGTCCGAAGGGCCGGTATCTTTCTCAGGCTTTGCGGGGCTTGTCTCTCCTTGGGAGTGGGGCTTTGACTATGGTGTTATTCCTTCCCAAGCTAGGGAAAGACAACAAGAGGTAGAAGCCGAGTATGATGAGCTTATAAGGAAGGAGAAGGTAACTACTGTCCTTCCTCTTATCCAGAATACTCTCCGTATCCTAGCTATGGCTGGTGAAAGTGTTCCTGGGGACTTTGATAGTTTCTTCAAACTAGATAAACTAGACTTTACTCCTGAAGAGAAAGCCTATCTATACCGCTTTGAAATGAGTCTCAAGTTTGCAAAGCCAGAGGAACTTCTTAGCGGGGAGCCTTGGGGTCTACGAAAAGCCTCCCTTGAGGAAATAGAAGCAGCAACTAGGGAGGAGCCGGGAGCCAAGCTAACCCCTAACCAAGCATTGTCTACAATTGCTCTATCCCAAGATACCGAGGCTATCCGAATGGGTCTTATGATGGCCTACCCCCCGGTAATGGTTGAGCCCCCCGATGATCGTAGGGATGCTATTATCAAACTCTACAATGAGCAGATAACAGCACTCGCTGAGTACCTTGGTGTTTCCACTACCTTAGAGGAGCCTATTAAGGAGACTGCTGGTAAGGTCTTTGAGAAACTAGCAGAAGATAGGCCGGTGCTTATCTATGATTACAACCTCGGTGGTATTCATGTAGCTAACAGGAAGCCTGACAATAGTGTATGGTCGAGGGGTAGACAGGCGGACCAAAAGCTACTTGGTTATTACGATGAAGACCAGAAGCATGTAGTCCCCATAGCTCCTGATGGTGAGCCTATTACGAACAATGATACCTTACTAGACAAAGCTAAAGACCTTGCGAGTAAGTTCTTCCAGCTAGGATTTGGGAAACCATACAAGACCTCGATCCCCGGTATAATGTTTGGAATAGCTAAATCCCTTGACGAGCCTGAAGACCTTGAGTTTCTTGCCCATAACTTACATAGGCTTGCTGGTGAGAGTGGGCTCAGTACAGAGCTCTTTATCAAGACTTATGTACCATCGGGTATATCCTCTGCAGTAGCCGACATGCTAATTGAGGGAGGAGCCCCCCCGGAGTATATTAAGGCAAAAAGAGAAGCCGGTGTTCCTTCTGTTCCTTGGGCTACTGGTGTAAAGAAGATGAACGAAGACTTACAAAGTATCTTCACCCAGAGTTATGAACAAAGAACAGTTGAGCACTTTGAGTGGCTAGAAGAACACCCTGAGTTTATTCCCAAACCTTCTTGGCAGGTTCCAGTAACTGAGGTAATAAGGGACAACCCAGAACTACTCAAGAATCCCTATTACATAGCTTACCTTACTAGCGATAGTCTTATCTATACGGGTGCTTTCCTTTCGACAGCTCTTGCAATAGGGTGGATTACAAAGAACCCAACGTTAGGTTTAGCTGCAGGGGTAGCTGTTACTACCCCACAAGCTACACATGATCTATACCAAGAGCTTCTTAACTATATACCTCCGGAGGATGCTGCCAGACTAGCAATATCTATGGGGGCTGTAATCTCCTCGGTAGAAGTAGTAGGGGGTGTACCTGTTATCAGTGCTATCCTTCCTAGTGTGTTTAGGGGTCTAAGAAGAGGAATCCAAAAAGAGGTAGTGGCCCTAACTTTCAAGAGACTAGCCCTCAAAGGTATAAAGACCTTTGGTACGATTGAAGTAATGGAGACTATGGAGGAGATACTCCAAGAGGCCCTTCACAATGCTACTATCAGATGGTTTGATGAAACCAGAGACATCTTTGCTAACATGCCCGAAGTTGCTATTCGAGCTATGATTTCAATAGGCCCTATCGCTGCTGTTGGAGGAGGAGCTAGCGTCTACCATGAATCTAAACTGCAGTTACCAGAAAAGGTAAAGGAACAGCTTGATACTGATACCCAAACCTTAGTAGAGGCTGGTTTACCTCCTGATCAGGCCGAGCTTGCAGCCTATAATAAGGTAGTTAGTACGGATCAAGGTATAGCCGAAGTACAAGTAGCTCAGGAGAAAGCTCTTGACCAACGACCTTTTACCCAAGCTAGACAGAACAACAACCGTGAGGTGCTAGAGCAGAAGCTAGAAGCTGTTAATAATGACTTAGAAGCCATCTCTCGTTCTTTGGTAATACATCGTAAGCGATCGGTTGGAATGGAACTACTTTCAGTAGAGCATGCAGAGATATTGAAAACTATGGGATTTCTTGAGGATCAAGTACCTGAGCTTCAAGCTACTAAGGCTAGGATAGTGGAGCAACTACGAGCACTGAATACTGAACCAGAGCTTCCTACCCCCCCAGAGGCTACTAGAACCTTCCCTATAGATAAGGTTATTACTTGGAAGCGACAGCAAGTGTCAGAAGCTACTAGCCCACTAGACAAATCTTTCCTTAACCAGGAATTACGTGACTTACTGCAGTCTAAGCAACAAGGGAAACCAACTGTTCCGGAAGAGTATTTTAGGGACGTAAGAACTAAAGAGTTAGTTGTCCCACCAGAGTTGCAGCCTGTCCCTCTTGAGTTACTTCCAGAGGTAGTCCCTCCTTCGAGGGCTTCCTATATTCGTACTGGTATGAGGGAGTTCCGAGCTCAAGCCTCAGAGACCCTAACCCGTACTGAGGAACGTGTCCAACGAAAGGTTCTCAATGAAAGGTATGACAGTGAGTATGATGTTCCCCCCGGTATTCTTATTGGTCAAGTACCTGAAGGAGTTGTTGAAGCACCCCCAGTAGAGGTTCCCCCAGCCGAGGGAGCTCCACCCATAGTGCCTCCTATCAAACCACCAGCCCCCCCAGGAGAGACCTTTCCTATCCCGGAAGAGTCCGATCCTGAAGTCCGTGAAATCCTTTCAAGAATGGCTCTAGCAAAGGCAGCTAGGCGGGTTGGTAAATACCTAGAGGAGCTTGGTGTTACCCCTGATATATTGGAGGGAACCCTTGACACACTACCCTCCCCTATCTCACTAGAGGACGAGCTTGCAAGTGCTAATGAGGTCTTCTCTGATCCTAAGTTCCAATCATATCTTAGGGTTGACCCCAACGTACAGGCAGCTAGAAGATTAGCTGAACAAGAGCTTTTTAGAGTCCAACTTGAGTCAGCTAACGCTGAGGAAAGTAAAGACCCGGATCAAATGTCTATTGCCAAACAAGCTGTTAAGAGCTATACTAATCGTGTAGGTCTAAGACCTCAAGACGTCCTAACTACCTTCTGGAAAGACCTTACACCAGCTCAACAGCGTAGAGCCACCACAGCTCATATCCCTAACGGTTCCATAATCCTTGACCGAGAAGACCCCATAATTGGTAAAGTCCTTAGTAGGGCCACCTTGAACCTTGAGGATATGAGATACTTATTTGCCAACCTTGAGGGTTGGTCAGGTGAGCCTTTCCACCGTATCCATGAGCGAATAGTAACCCTCAAATCCTACGCTTTGCGTCTTCAAGATATGTACCTGGAGGAGATAACCAAGAATCCTACGTTCAAGCATATCCTACCTGATGAGGCATCTTGGGACAGAGTAACCACAGAGCGGGAATCCAGAAACCCTGACTCAGGAGTGTCCCCCCCATCAGACCTTACTGATGTAGAGCGTTCCTTGGCTGATACGATAGATAGTAGATACAGAAAGTGGGAGCCATACGAAAGATACCTTCGATTTGTACGAGCTTATAAGATTAGTGACAATCCAACAACAATTCAGGAAGAGCTGACCAATCCCCATTATCCCGAACAGGCTCCCCCCATTGAGGAGCTTGAGAAGGCTGTTAGAATCTATGAGCAGTATGGTAAAGATACCTTATGGCTTTACCTAAAGGACAAGACCTGGGGAGTTGTCCCCCAAGGTTACAGTCCCAGGGTCAGGCACAAGATGAGCCTATTTCCTACCCAACTTCCTCTTGGAGCAACAAGGGGTACAGGACGACTTATGTCCAGGACAGCCCTTGAGTCCCCCCCTGCCCAAGAGAAGAACCCTGTGAGTCAGCTTGACTCCTACAACGCCAGTATGCTTACAATGTTGCTACTAGAGGAGGAGATAGACGCACTAGCTCGGAGTATCCAAAATACCGAGCAGATATGGTCTGCTCCTGACCAAGTAGAAACAATTATGAGAAACTTCCTAACGGAGCTTCAAGGTGTCCCCCAAGAAGGAGGCTGGCTCTTTGACATCATACAGACAGCCCAACGTTATGCTTTCACAATCTTTGTACAGCCGGATAAGGGAATCAGAAACATCCTTCAGCCACTCATGGCTTTCCCCTTTAGACACAGGTTAGTTACAGGCTACTATGAGTTTCCTAACCTTCCCGCTCCTTTTAGAAAGAAAGCATCAATCGTCTTTGCTGATCTAGTTGATGAGTCAGGAAGAGCCCTCCGGGAGTGGATGTTCTTCACGGGTCGAAAGGGTTTAACTGCCAACCCCTTTGAGCTAATGGCAAGGGTGTGCGAGAGACTACCCCTAATGGCTTGGACAGATAAGGGCTCTAGGATGTGGGAGTTCCTAGCGTTGGTCCCAAAGACTTGGGGAGCTTCTGAGCAGTATGTAAAAGATGGTAATGTAGATAAATGGGTCAGGGATAGCGGGGCAAATACCTTAACCCGGAAGCAGCAGGAGTACGCTGTATGGCTTCTAGCACAACAAGAAGTCAATTGGGTAATCCCTGGCCTTCAAGACCTAACAGGGCCTGAAGCAGCAGGCTTCTGGGTAACTAGGCAAGTAATCACTAATACCCTCTATACCTATAGACGTTGGGGGATGGCTCCTGCCCATCATGGGGTTACAGGTCGAGCCGTTGGGAGTCTTCTGAACTTTCCTAGGAGTACAGCTCAGTACATAGTTAGGCTATTTGAGAAGACTGCCGATCCTGAGTCCTCAATGAGGGACAGAACAGAGGCAGTTAGGAAAATCGCCTTCCTTTGGCTATTCTCTGAAATATCTAATGTGATACTCAAGTGTCTACTAGGAGGGAAGAGAGATGAGTATGGTCTTACCAATATGCTCTTATGGGAGATAGGAGGTCTTTCCCTTTCAGCAGCTCGTGAAGCTACAGAAGCAATTACCGAGACAATACTAGCTTTAATTGGTAGTGGTGAAGAGAAAGAACGTGCTTGGACTCGGCTTTCAACTGTGCTACCTTCCACTTTTAACCTTATGTTGGGATTCTACTCAATAGCTTGGGATGTTGTGGAGCTAATGCAGAAGGAAGGGGGCGGTTTAGACGCTTTCTACATACGGAGAATACGAGCCCTCATTGATGATAGCTACGGAGGCCCCAAAGAGCGAGAAAAGGTTGAACGTACTTGGCTTGAGGCTTTCCAGAAGGTAGTAGCAGGCACTGATCCCCCTGAACCCGATATTCTTGAGCAGATACTTATAGACCTAGATACCGAGATAGAGAGACTAGGGGGAATGATCCTTGTAGGGGATGAGTTTACTACCGATGATGTGTATACTACCAAGCAGCTTGGTGGAAGGATAGATGCTATCCTAAAGAGGGGTTCTCCTACCTGGGTACATAAAGATAACCGGTTCCCCAATATAGCTATCTTCCGTCAGGAATGTACAGATGGTTGGAAACCATACGAGATTCTATCATCTAAGCCGGCAAGTATCAGGAGGGAGTGGAGACTTAACCACTTTGAGGAAGAAGCCAAGATGATATTCTGGGGTAAGTATAGCTTCAAGGCTAGTCCTTTTGTAACTGACCCTGGACTCAGGAAAGAAGGCAAAGCTATGGAGCTTCTGAAACTCATAGACCTATACAAAATAGAGTTTAACCTTACTCGTAGTATGGTTCCAGGAGCCACCTGGAAAGACATCCTAGCAGAAGAGGCAAAGGGCTTGACAGAGTAGATTAAATGTGGTATAGTGTTATTAACTAACAAAGGAGGAACCAATGGCAGACAATGATGATGGAGGCAAGACAGATGGGGATGACGGTGATAAAGGTCATCCAGAAAGTGTTTCTTGGACTCAGTTTGTAGGTGAAAGGGTGAAAGCCCAAAAAGCCGAAGCTAAGCTCAAGGAGCAAGTGTCCGGCCTCGAAGATCGAATCAAGGATGCTCCCAGTGCCGAAGCTCATAAGAATCTCCAGGGAGAGCTAGATGATGTAAAAGCCAAACACCAAACAGTATCTGATGAGCTCAAAGCCAACAAGGAAAAGTCAGCCTCTGGATTGAGAGAGTCCTTAAAGACACGAGGACTTTCTGATGAGGAAGTTAAAGACCTGACAGAGACTGAAATGACAAATCTTCTAAAGGTGCTGGAGAGAACAAAGACAAAACCAGACTTAGGTAGTGGGGGAGGAGTTGGTGCACTAACAGGTTCACCAATGCAACTCGCCCAACGAGCCTATGCAGACAAACACTAAAGGAGGAAAACAATGGCGTTCACACTTGCTGAACTAAGCAAGATCGAGACCGATGTCTTGCGTAAGTCTGTGATAGATACCCTGATCATGGAAGCTAACCTAACGGAGTTAGTCCCCTGGGAGACTATTGGGCAGCTTTCTACAGGGATTGTCAGAATCCAGGACTTGCCTAGCGTTGGTTCAAGACGTATAAACGGTGCTTACACTGAGTCAACAGGTCATGTGGAGCACGCTATGGAAACTATGTCCTTGCTTGGGTTGGACATAGACACTGATAAGGCAATCGCTAGAGCTAAGAATACCATTGCTGATGCCAGGGCTATTCAGCAAACTATGGCACTCAAAGGTATGGCTTACAAGTTCAATGACATGGTTATCAATGGCGATCCTACCAGTGATCCCCAAGAGTTCAAGGGTCTAAGGGTAAGGGTAAATGACCTTAACACCGAGGGCCACACCGAGCAGAAGATTGATGCAGCCTGTGCTGGGGTTGGTATCCTTAACTCTTCGGCAGTCAGTCAGACATTCCTGGACAAGCTGGATCAGCTTATCTACTCTATCATAGGACATAACCCCAGCTATCTCTTGATGAACAAGAAGATGCTTCTGGCACTTCGTTCCTTACTACGAAGGGAGAAGCTCCTTGACAACACCAGGGATATGTTTGATAGGGTAATTGATGTCTACCAGGGAGCCCGGTTAATTGACATTGGTGTAGGGGCTGACCAGAGCACCGAGATTATCACTAACACTGAGACTAGTGCTGGTGTAGATGGCTCTAGTGAGCATACTTCCATCTACGCAGTCAGCCTTGGTATAGGTGATAGGACTTGGGGGATTCAGGAATATCCTATGGAAGTAACTGACCTTGGTGAGTTGGAAGCCAAACCAAGTTACCGAACCCGTGTAGACTGGCCTCTGGGCCTCGCTACTGTAGAGCCTCGCTCCTTGAGCAGGATTTACGGTATCGTACCAGATGCTTCAAGCTAAGAGTAAGAGAGTAAACCTCTTTTGCTAAAATAAGATAGAAAGAGGAGGAAACCCAATGATCATAGATGCTTTAGGAATGTTAAGGTATGATGGAAGTTCGCCTGATCTCGGAACAGCTACTGAGGATGGCTCAGTAACCCTAACTAGGGACGGCACTACTGGCAAGGTAGTGATTATGATTAACAAGACAGGAAAGAATGGTATTCCTATTGTCGTTGTAACAGACGATGATACGGGTACGTCTACCGATAGGACTCTCACTGTGACTATCGAGGCTGCTGATGAGCTAGCCTTTGATACTACACAGGAAGTGGTAGCTACCTTCCCCGTCGTTACTCATGGTGCCTCTGCTACCTTAATGGTCAGGCGAGTCCATACCCAGAAGAAGTACCTGCGGTCAGTGATCACCCTTGCGAACTCCAATGGGACTATGGCAGTAGACTTCATGGTCTTCATCGGCACAGGCTTGATGAACACCTAAAGAACGTAAGTATGGAGGGGGGTATCAGGTAGCTGTTTCCCCCTCCATGACTAGGAGATAGTATGATAAAAACTATCGTGTTTGAGTCCGGTTATATGGTCATTACAGACGATAAAGACCAGCAAACTAGGAAGCCTATTGCCGACATACTAAGGGCTGCGGATATACCCGACCTAGCAGCTTCCAAGATAACCAGTGGTACGTTTGCTGCTGCTAGGATAGCTACCAGTGCTATAGAGACTGCGAAGATAAACGCTGACGCTGTAGATGGAACTAAGATCGCGGACAATGCAGTGGACTCCGAACATCTAGCTGCTGGTGGGATAGACACGGAGCACCTTGGTAATCTCCAGGTCACAGCCGGTAAGATAGCTTCTGACGCAGTGATCACGGCCAAGATACTGGATTCCAATGTTACTTCTGCTAAGATCGCTGACGCAGCTATTACAGTAGGGAAATTGGCTTCTGCTACCCGTACTGCCTTATCAATAGGAGGCAGGATAGGAGAGACTAGAATTGGACAGAGCTTTATATCTAGTTAGAAAGGAGGAACTAAATGGGAGTTCATAATTGGGCTATTGGTGATATAATCACTGAAGCCATAATGGATACTGTCCTTATCCAGTATGTGGTTAACGCAGATGTAGATGCTGCTGCAGCCATAGCCTGGACTAAGATGGCACCTTTGGTTGATACCCATATCCTGGTAGGTGATGGCTCCGATGATGCAGTGGACGTTGCTGTATCCGGGGACATAACAATGGCTAATGATGGCACAGTAGCAATTGCTGCTGGAGTCATTCTGGATGCGGATGTCAATGCTAGTGCTGCTATCGCATGGAGCAAAATGGCTGCACTAACAGCAGCTCACCTCTTGGTGGGTAGTGCTGGTGGGGTAGCTACAGATGTAGCTATAACGGGCGATATTGGTTTCAACAACACAGGTGTAACAGCCATAGCTGCAAGTGCAGTAGTTAATGCTGATGTCAACGCTGCAGCTGCGATTGCTTGGAGTAAGATGGCTGCCCTAGCTGCTACACATATCTTAGTAGGGAATGGAAGCAATGTTGCTGTTGATGTCGCAGTCTCTGGTGATGTCAGTATGGCTAACGATGGGACTGTAACCATTGCAGCTAATGCAGCTACTATAGCTAAGGTAGAGGATGCTCTTCTCAGTGGGGTTGTTAGTGTAGGCCCAATCCTACAAGTGGATGCCCTGAGCCTTACAGTCTACTTCCCATTCAAGGTAACGATCAACAAAGTTCGTAGTTTCCTGACAGTGGTCATTGGTGCAGCTGATTCAGTTGTTACCCTGAAAGACCATGATGGCGATGCTATGGGTGATGGTGTGCTGACCATTGCTGTTGCTGGTGTTGCCGTTGCGGATGAGGACTCTTGCAGTCCTACCACGAACAATGTGATTGCTGCTGGTGAGAAGATAGAACTGGCCATTGACGGTGGAGCCAATGCGGGAGAAGCGATCTTCTTCATTGAGTATACTAGAACAGCATAAGGAGGAAAAGGTGAACTTAGATGTAGATGCTGAGGTGAGTAACCTCACCCAGGAAGTACAGGCCCTAGAAGCAAAGCTCCAGGAGATTACGAAGGCCTATGTGGAGGAAAAGCAAGCAATATCCCTCGAAATCGTCAAGCGAACTGGAGCTATCGAGTACCTAAAAACTAAGGGGGAGGGTTAATCCCTCCCCTTCCCCTAGGAGGTATATTATGCCAACACCGGAAGTTGAAGCCTTAACCCAGATAAGCGATGATGCACAAACTAAAGCTGCCTTATCCTCCTGTATAGCTACTGAGATAAGAGCTGGTAGGAGTGCTGAAGAAGCCAGAGCTATGTGCTACACTATGATAAAAGAAAAGACAGGTAAAGAACTAGCTCCCCAGGGAGGTGAATAGTGCCTAGAGATGTGGATTTGGGAACCCCACCTACCGAGGCTGTTGAGGCTGCTACCGAAGCTATAAATACTGCCTTCCAATCGGGGGGTATAACCCATGCCCAATATGTATCAATGGTAACAGCACTCCAACTCCTTGATAACTTCATATCGGGGAGTCGTGGGTTAGTTACCGAGGATAACTCTGCAGCTATCAAGACAGCAGTTGAACTAATCGACAATATGATCTCAGGTAATGAGGCTCAGGTGGATGTCATAACGCTTCCACAGCGTGAGCCCTTCATGTTCCGTCCTGGACAAGCTACTTTGGCTAGTGGTATGGTGGCCTCTGGAACAAGGAGTGGTAGTGCTGAGGCGCAGACCGATGCAGCAAATACGACCAAATGGCTTACCGAGATCAACTATACGCCAGAACGTGCTGGTTTGATAGATGGTAAGTCAAGTGGTGGTGTTGTCCACGGCCAGATTTGCATAGGGATCAAGTCTAGCGCAGCCACGCCCAATGGGAAGCTCACAGCCCGGATACGAAAAGTGGGTGGTGCCTGGATAACTTGTCTGGCGTTGACTGGTGCTTTCGCACTGTCGGCTACTGAGATTTTCAAGGTGTACGATATACCCTTCCTGCTGACTGTAACCAACTTCAATGCCGTACCGTTTGAGTTCGCTATCGGTGTTGAAAGTGACCATGCTACCAACGACGCTATTGCACGGATCATGGAGACCAGCTTCATCGCTGGAGAGTTTGAGCCGGGGACATCATAATGCAAGTGAAGGATAGGCTCTCATATCAAGCCCTAGAGCGGTTTGTGCTGGCACAGAAGCCAGACCTATGGCTGCCTATGCGTTATATGAGCGGTGTGGCCTTCATCACTAGAGATGCCTATGGACATGCTGGTACTAAGGTTGGGGCGGTGCCCACGACAAATGGCTACTACTTTGATGGTAGCAATGATAGGCTGGTGATAACCTGTCCTAAACTGAACTACACCTCAGGTGACTTCTCCATCATGGCAAGGATCAACCCAAGCAACCTGACTGGTTACCACGATCCCATCATACGGGGGCTGGAGAGTGGCCCTGCGCAGGGCGAAGGATGGGAGATGCGAATACGGGACTCGGTTGGTGTACGGTTCGATACATTCCAAAACAATGCTATCCAAACATCAAATGGTGGTGCTAATATCTTATCGGTGGGCAAGGGCTGGACAGTTGGCATTGATCGGATAGGAGCCTCTGTGAGGTGCATCATCAATGGCCGCGACGTGACCTCAACAGCAGGTACTCACATAGACCCCACCACCTCAGCTAGAACCGCCAAGATAGGGATACGGGAGGACGAGACATCTTATCCCTTTGCTGGACTCCTAGTCGACCTTGTAGTGTATGGACAAGCTATGGGTCAGCTGTCCCACCTAGCCTACCATGAGCTGATGGAGGAAATTGCATGAGCCACAAACGGTTGTTTGCAGACCTGGCCCTACCGGAGCCTCTGAGTCCTGCCGCGGAAGGTAGGTTCAATGCAGCCTGCCAAGTCCTTCGGCTCCTCAAAGCCGATGCTGTGAAGATAAATGAGGGCTTAGACAACGAGGAGGACACCGCCAGAGTAGTTACCCAAATCTGTAGGCATAATGAGGGGAAACCTTGTGACCCTTGGGAGGACATATAAATGGAACCAGTCATCCAAATAGGACTTCTCCATAGTGGTTTAGTCAAGATCATCACAGCCTCCCCGGAGACAATCCTATCTATCGGGGACTTCCTTGAGCTATACTCTATGTTTCTTGAAAAGGTAGAGGAGTTCCAAAAAGAGACACTAGATAGTTTTGATGACCCTGTAACCCTACCTCCTCTCGGGGTGGAGGACGCAGCTAAAGCTGTTGAAGCAGCAGAAGAACTACTAAAGAGGGCAAGATGAGTTTTGAAGGTCGCTTAGACAGTATTGACAATAGACTGGTAGCCATGCAGGAAGCTATCAACATTATCCACTATAAGGTAGGGGAGATAGAAGGTAAACTAAACAATGGGAATATTCCTCTTATCCTCAAGTATGTTGTCTTCCCCCTTATCTGTATTGTCGGGGCTATCACTGGCATTAAGATCATACCACTAGGAGGGTAAGGTGAGGTCAGGTGCTACACAAAGTACCCCAAGTGCTATGCCTCTTGTCACTATTACAGTTGATGGTGACACTCATTCCAATGCTAGCGGTGGTAGGTTACTATCTGTCTATGCTGATGAGCAGGTATGGGGTGGCCAATATACCATAGAGCTAGACAACTCCGATGAGACTCTCTATGCTGAGGACTACAAAGGTCTACCTATCACTATCAACTTCGCCTTTGCCGATGAAGCTGGCTCAAGCCTAGCTCCGCTATGGGTGGAAGACCAGAAGACCATCTACCGGGAAGGTAAACGCATCTTAGTACTCAATTGCATAGATGCTTGGGGTCTACTAGCACGAGCCCAAACAGCCTTCGAGACAGGTGCTCAGTGGAACCAGGAGTGGCAGAAGACAGGTAATATCGAGGGTAGGCTTTTACCCTCCGGAGCTACCATTACCGAGGGTATGGAAAACCTTATCAAAGCCTGCTATGATATAACCATTGTTTACGATGGAGCTAACGATGGTATAGTAGATGCTCTAATAGACCTCATTGGCCAGGATGTAATCATAGCTGATGATGATGAAATAGCGGATGTTCGGAAGCCCCCCATTAGTATTAAAGACCCTATCTCTGGTGTCCGGCAGCTTATGGAAATGACTAAGATGTACCTGTTGTGGAAGAACCCAGGAGGTACAGCAGGCTTCTATACTATCCAGCCCAGTGAACATGGACTAGAGGCAGGTAATACCTTCGATGTTGATAATAAGTTCTTCAGCAACGTTACGGAAGCCTCCATAGTTATCCCCAATAGGATTGTGTTCTATGCACTTAATGAAGCCGGCACTGCTTATGTATCAGGGACAGCCAATAATGAGGCTTCCCAGAAATTACTAGCAACTAATGGTTGGGATGGTGTTATACCTAGGTACTACCTTCTCTCCAATATGAGTATAGATGCTCGGCAGAGTGAGGTTAACTTGGCTATCCTAGCTGATGCAGCCTTAGATACCATTGAGGGTGAGAGAAGCCAGGGGAAAGTAATAGCTCCTATGCATTGTGGTACTGAGCTTTTCGACCTAGTTAGAGTAGTAGAGACCAGAAATGGCTCCCCTGTCAACATAGATGGTTATGTCCACCATATCATCAGGGAGTATCGAAGTGGAGTCTACCAGATTACCCTTGAGCTTGGTGGGGTCACTACAGGCTACACCCCTCCAGGAGGAAATATCCCACTACCTCTAGCTGAGTATGCCCCTCCTAAGAACCCTGGTGCTCCTGGCTACCACAACACTATCACCATAGCTGGTGGAGCAGTTCTAATTGATGGAGACGGGGTTTTAGTTAATGCAGGGATAAGTGACACAATAGGAATGTACCGTCTCAAGTGGGGGGATAACAATGCTTATATCACCATTGAAGAGAATGGCAACCTTTACCTATCAGCATTACAAGCAGGAGCTAATGTGGTAATTGCTGATACTCTTGCTCCTGTTGTTGACAACTCATTTGACTTAGGGTCAGAGAGTAAAAAGTGGAAGGACATCCATCTAAGCGGGTTAATAGGACTACCTTCCCATGCTGCTGATCCAGTATAGGTTAAGCGATGTATTATAACACTACTGATGATGAGCTAAGAATCTATAATGCAATCATGGGATGGGGAACAATCCCAATAGTCTGGGATGGGGTAGGTGGTGTTGGTTCCCCAGGAGCAGACTATTGCCTATACTACAATACTGCCAATGATGAGATAAGGGTCTATGATGTAGACAGGGGTGACTGGGGAACAATAGTGATAACCTGGGATGAAGATGAGAACTTCACAACATGGACAGAGTATGATATACACAACAATCTCAGCCAAACTCCTACGGTATCCACATTTACTAATGTAACTAGAACCTATACCTGTTTACTTGCTAAGGATTGTGGGGTGGGTTTCTTCTCAGGTAACTTTGAGATACTACTAACCACCCAACTCACAAGTGCTACTGAGGAAGGGTTTATATGTGTTTTTGTCCTATCTAAAACAGGGATACTTGTATACCGACAACAACCTCCCTGGACTACTGTAGAGATTAACCTCTACAGACGAACAAACCCAGCCCAGTATGAGATTCAACTTGGGGAATGGATTGATGGTAATTGGTATAACGATATTTATATCTGTGCTGCTGGGACTCCGTATTATCTAAAGCTGGAAAGAGTGGGGGATGTACTTTCTCTGTTTATTTATAGTGATGAGGCTAGAACAAATCTTTTAGATACTCTTTCAATTACTTTGCAGAGTATTGAGGCATATCGTTATGCTTTCGCTCCCCATGCTGCTGATACAGATGTTGCAGGTCTTATTACAGGCTGGGTTAGTGGTTTAAGTAACTTGCGAACAACCCAAAGTCCAGGAGTAGACTATGGTTTATATTATAATACTGCTAATCATGTTGTAAGGATTTATGATGTGGATGGGCAGTGGTGGGGAACAGTGGAAATAACTTGGGATGCGTAGGCATCCTGAGTCAAAAGAACCTAATGAGGGTATTGACTTAACAGTCATTAAGTGATATAATGTATAGGGAGGTGAGCTATGGCAGCTACAACAATTGTGAATATTATCATAACAACAACAAACCTGTCGGCGACTGAAAGGGCTAAGTTGTTAGGTGATCTAATAGCTGTTCTGAGGTTCAGAACAATGACACCAGCATTAACTTCGAGTAGTATTACTTTAGCAATAACATAGGAGGTTGACGTGGCAGAGTTAGACACCATTACAGTCGAGTTTGCGGGAATATCTGATGATGATGTTGAGCAGGAAATTATTGGTAGGGTAATGGAGATTCTGAAGAGCAGAACTGTTACTTCAACCAAAGTAACAGAAGGGACAGCATCCTTGGATATAATAATCTAATAAGGAGTCACAGTGAAGAGGAAACTACGAGTCAGAGCCTTTCTAGCCATAGAGCTAGTGACAGCCTACCTTGCCATCATAGTAGTCCTGGTCTTCATGGGTAAGCTAGATGGTATGCAGGTACTAGCCTCTGTAGGGCCAATAGTAGCCATAATTGTTGAGCGGTTCTTTGGGGATCATAAGCCTAATATAACCCCATAAGGAGATACCTATGCAATTAGTAGCTATGATAGGAGCACTCAGAATTGAGCTCCAAGATGTAGCAGAGGCTGTACATTCTGATACTGAACTATCTCGTGCTGTCCAGAAGACAGTTAGTTTGATGTCTAGGCACTTGCCCAAGAGGTCTATAGTAGAGACTACCCTAGCGAGAGTTATTACAGAGGAGACCTTGACTATATCTAGTGATACAGGAACACTAGCTTATAAGCCCATCAAGGTAGGCTCTCTAGCTATCACAGGAAAGACCCTTGATACTCACTACCAAGTCAACTACCTTACAGGAGTTGTTACTGAGGTTGGAAGCGGACTACCGGACACAGACTACACAGCCACCTATGAGCTAGACTCCCACATCTTTGACCTAAGTTCTATTCTTACAGACTACGTTAAGATAGAGTGGGTAGAGTACCCCCTAGAAGACGGCATCTCTTCACGCCCAACGTATGACCTTGTCGGGGGCTTCCTTCTATTTCGAAGGGAGGTAGAGCTCACAGACGACTACCATCTTCGTGTTGTCTACCATAGTAAGTGGACTATGCCCGGAGTCAGTGATGGAGATTACCCTTCCCATCTTGATGATATAGTTATTATTGGTAGTGCTGGCCAAGCGCTTATTTTCAAGGCTGAGGCGTACATGCAGTTAGCTCGTTCTACCGCCAGTGGTGTACTAACAGTGTTGGCAACTTTAGATAACCTAGTAGCACCTACCACCCCTCTTGCTCCTAACATGGATGATGTCACACCGCCAGGGGACTACAGTGTAGATGCCCTAGCAGCTCCTGATCTACCAGCTGCACCAACTGCTCCTACCACCCCCGACATATCAGATATTACTCCTCCTTCGGACTATACCTTTGTTAAGCCTAGTTGTGGGGACTTCCCGGCAGCACCATCGGCTCCCTCTGCGCTGGACTTGGGGGCTCTCACACCTCCAACAGACTATACCCTCAACAAACCCTTCTTTGGTTCTGCTCCTACTCCACCCACAACTCTTTCTTTTACACTTACAGGCTATGAGGCTGCTGCGGATGCGATAGAAGCACTCATTGCCGATGCTAAGCTCTTTCTATCTGTAGGGAGTGGATACATCAACCAAGCTACTCGTGGGGACAATGTAGCTGCCAACTACGGTCAGTATGCTAATGTCGCTATGGAAGCAGCTGCTCAGCGTAACAATGAGGCCGTACACCGGCTGAGGTTGTTAGAGGAATATGTAGGGACATACAGAGGCGATGTAGACAAATATGCTTCTGAGGTTACTGCCTATCTAGGTAAGTACCAAGGGGAGGTACAAACTGAGACTGCCGGTATCAACGAGTTCTTAGCTAGAGTCAACAAGTATCGAGTTGAAGTAGACGACTATAACCAGCGTATCAATGAGTACAGAGAGGAAGTCAACTCCTACCTAGCAGAGGTCAATAGCTACTCCGCCCAGGTAACGGGCCTATCCAACAAGTTCCAAACTGAGGTACAGGCAGAGAACGCTGGGGCTAATGCACTAGGAGCCAACGTTACTAACTACCGAGCTCAGATTGAAGAAGAGTCCATGAAGCTGACTAAGTATGCTCAGGAAGTACAAGGCTATCGCTCAGAGGTAGAAGAGTACGCTGCTTTGATGAGCGGAACTATGGCTAAGTACCAGGGCCAAATCCAAGCTGAGGTAGTCAGCGTCAACAACTTCGCAGCCCAGGTCACTAAATACCAAGCCGAGATAGCCGAGGAGAACCTAAAGAACATCAAGTATGATGCTCAGGTAAGGAGCTACCTAGGTGAAGTAACCCAGTACCAAGCAGCCATCGGAGCCATCATAGCCAGAGCTACCCAAGAGTCTGCCCAAGTACCGAACTACATCAGTGTCGCTGGTAGATACCTAGCATCAGGACAGTCAAAGATAAACGAGTTCCTCGCTGCGTTAGGAGTCAAGATAGAGCTCCCGGTGCAGAGGGCTAGTGCTGAGCAGCGAGCATAATCTCTTCAACTAACCTTTGCCAGCTACGAACAGTAGTAAAGTTCCCCTCAACATTCAGGCAACGTTGGTTCCAGGGTCTACGGAATAGGAACTTCTTTGTTGTCTTTCTATACCTAAGTAGCTTCTCAGTCCTATCATCCACTGCAATAGTAAAGTCCTCGCTATAGATAGGGTCATTAGCTCCCAATTGGGCAAAGTAGACTCCTCCAATGTACTCGTTCAGACCCCACTCTACAAGCCACTCATGAGTGCAATCAGCAAGGAATCCTGGTCTAGCTGTGACAATAGTAATACTATCTTCCACTAACAGTCGTTGTAACCCCTCTCTTACTCCTTCATAGACAGGAGCTTCCTTACTTTCTATAGCCTCCCGAACCATCCCCCACGCATCTGGAATACCTAAGACCTCCTCTAGGCGATAGTATCTAATGTCGTTCTCATAGACAAACGCACCATACTCCTGGCGAATATGGTGCAAGACAGGAGCCATAAGGTTACAGATCACTCCATCTAGGTCTAATGCTATCATCGTGTTCCTCCTTTATATGCTGCTAGAGTATCTAAACTGGTGTATAAAAGATCAGAGTGTTGTCTGGTCTACGGGAGTTACACTCTGCAAATCCATGCGCATCTCCATCGCCTTAAGCTTTGCTTCCATCTTCTCGATCTGTGCAACCAGTAGCTCGTGTAGCTGCTCCAGCCTCTCGATGCGCGCTAATGGCCTGTTCATGTCTCCTCCATTCCTAGCTCTTGGTGTATATCTCTCACATAATCGTATATGTGAAGGTAGTCTGGCAGCCTCGATAATATCTCCCTGAGTAGCTTACGCTGGGCAGCAAGATTTGTTGTTTTAACCTCTCCAATCCAAAACTTTGAAACCCTTACGTCCTCAGCGAGGAGATGCTGCCCCAAGGACTTAGCCATCTCTTCCTCAGTCAGTAGTATGCTCATGTCTCCTCCCCTGCTTCCTTGCATAGCTTCTGCCAGTCGGCTTCTGGAATCCTAAAGTACACATGACCACTGTCCATACTAAGAACAAACTCATCGGAGATAACATACTGGTATCCCTCGAGCCTCTCCCTGAACTTCCGCAGTTGGGAATCACAGAGAGCAAAGTGCCCCAACCGGTCTTTGCGAAGGTCTGCGCCCATAATAACAGTATCCATCTCCTCCTCTGTCAATCCCCAAGACTCATTCTTTGAACTCATGTCTTCTCCTCCCACCAAGCATCTTTGAGTAGACCTGCTATGCCACCGCAGTCATCAAAGAATGCTATGGAATCTTCATTTAATTCCTCGATTAAAAACTCCCTATCGTTCTTGAATGCCTCCCAACATTCCTTATCCATCCACACATCAGGTAGTACAATTGTCCCTTCTAGCCTAACTATTAATGGCATCACTTCCTCCCTTCGTCGAGCTTCCTCACCGCTTCGAGGGAGTCAGGAATCAAGTTAAGAGCCTTCCCCAATAGATTTGCCTCATCAAGTAGCTTAAAGTCAACCATGCTACCATGAATAAATCCATCGTTGACTTGTGCCTTTAGCAATCGTGCCCGTTCTCGTACGGATAAAATCCTTTCTAGTTCTTCCTTATCTGCGATCAGGGCTTCAAGCACAACCTTGGTTGTGAGTAGCATCGTGTCAATAGGTTCCCTCGTAAGTGTAGCCCTCAAAGCGTGTTCTTCAAATAGCTCGTTTAGCCGTTTCTCAAGCGTCATGTCCCCTCCTCTATCCATCTCTGGGACTCTATTAACTTGTTAATACCTTCCACTGTCGTCTCCCTCCCTACAGCATTTCTCAAATCAAGGAGCTTATCTATAAGCCCATATATTTTCAACACTATCTCTATTCGTAGCCCCTCTACGTTAGGCTCCTCCGGTACCCTGTCTTCAGTACCAATCATCGATACAACCTCCCCAACGCATCCCAATCAGCCCATTGTGGTAGTATATGGTAGGGGTATATCTTCCCATCTACCTCCTTCAGTATCACAGCCCCCTGAGCCATTACTGGTCTAAGGGAGTCCCTCTTCGTAGGGTAGTCTAACTTCAATGGGTCACAGCAGATACCACAGTCTATACATAGAAACTCACCACTAGAGTCGGGGGATAGTCCCACCAAATGTCCATGTCCCGACACTATGTTCTGGTGATATTTCTCAGCTAACCTTTGAGGTACACGACCCGGTATCATTGAGATATTCCTTGGATGAGTGATCCTCCACTCGTTACCTTGTGGGTCAACTACTATACACCAGTAGTAGTCTGTAGCCTCAACCCTAGTTGGCATTGAAGCTAGTCTCATTAAGTCTTTATGGTCTAGCTGTTCAGCCAGCTTTCTCAGGAGGAGAGCATCGTGGTTCCCCATTATGAAAGTCCAGTCAGGTACATACTTTACCATCACAGTAGCTACCTCTTTGGCCTTTTCAGCTTCTGTCTTCCATATAGACTCCATTGGGTCATTGGTAAAGATAGAGAAGGCTGCCTGGTTAAAGAAGTCCCCGCCGGAGATGCCCTGCTTGACCTTCCACTTCTTAGCTAGCTCAAGCATCCTCAAGACAAACTCCCCATCTTGGTAGGGAACCTGCATGTCCATTAGGATAAGGACACTACCTTGAAGTCTTGGAGCCTTGTCATAACTCCTTCTATCTGACTTTAGTCTAAGGTTGTCTTGATTCATTAATCACTCCTCCTTACTTTACATAACTCGGCTTCACTAGAAGCCCCAGAAGGCCCCTTAAAGACCTTTCCCGACCTAGATTGCCTTGGTTACGAGAACATCCACAACTAAATGCTTCGCTTCCTCAAATATATCCCTTGTACAGCCGGGACACAGATCAAGTGGGAACTTTGGGGACTCAGCATCCACAATACAGACATACAAGCTCCTAACCCCACACTTGATCCTTACACAGGGGTTGATAGGGACACGTTGCTCCATAAAACCACCACAACTATTACACCTAACTGCGTTTATCATTGTTACCTCCTATCTCTTTAACTCTATCTTCAATCCTTCTATAATACTCAGGGTCTATCTCCCACATCCACATATCCCTACCGGTCTCTAGGGCAGCTATGAGGGAGGCCCCACTACCCCCATAAGGATCAAGAACCCAATCCCCTATATCAGTAGAGTTAACTATGATCTTCTTATAGAGCTCTACCGGCTTCTCGGTGGAATGTATCCGGTCAGTCCCCATCCTTGGTATACTCCAAATATCTGGCTCCCTCTTAGCCTTGAACTTCCACTTACCCTTAGCCCCCAGCAGTATTACCTCATACTGGTTGCCAAAACTACCTTTAAGGTCTCCTGCAGTCCAGTTGCCCTTGTCCCAGATTATCATGTTCCTCCACAAGGATTGGAAACGCTCCTGCATCCACCAGATGTTTCTCCAGTTAGTAAACACCCAGAAAGACCTGTCAGGCTTGAGTATCCTGATGCACTCCTGGATAGTCCTCAGCTGGTCTTCTTGGCTTTGCTGAACTAATGATTGACTCAGCTTCCCATCCCCCCCTGACTTCCTATGATGAGTCACATAGTCAAAGTAAGGTGGGTCGAGCAAACATAGGTCTACTGAGTCACTTTCCATCTGGGTTAAGTCCTCCATACAGTCTTTACATAATAGTTGGTAGCTCATATCAGCTCCACCACCCAATAACTAACCAACCAAGACTCATATAGGTATCCCCAACTGAACTTCGGGTAGGCCAACTCAACCTAAAATCTGACCGTCTTCCTAGAAATATGGTTACTATCATGTTCCCTCCTCCATTCCTAGCTCTTGCCGTATCGCCTGTAATGAGACTTCAGTTAAAACAAAATGCTGTTTGTCAAACTCAATAAGCCCTTGTTCAGAATATCCTCCCCACAATACTACCATAGAACCCCTTGTCAGTATCTCGCCGAGTAGCTTGCGTTGGCCGGCGAGAGAAGCCTCTGTTGCAACTTCATCCTCTATCGGTGTGAAAGGAACTGCTGCTTTGGAGCAGTTAAGTATGACAGCATCTTTCTCCCTTTCCGTCAGTAGTATACTCATGTTACCTCCCATAAATCTACCTCTATCCTAAGCTCCGTAGAGCTAACACTACAACCAAACTGGTGGAGTTCCCCCTCCTGAGTGATCTTGTTAATATCACCAACCAACCCCGAGACTATCCTGGAAAGGCAGGGTACGAGCTTTGGGGACTCTAGCTCATCCTTGTAGATAAAGTACCTGCTAATAAACCTCTTCATTACTTCACTCCTTCCAGTATCCAAGAACTCGTTTTGAGTCCCATTGAGTTATGTAGACAATATCCAACTCTCCAAGTAGCAACAGTGCTCTCCGATTTACTGAAATATCCTTACAATCAAGCTCTGCTTCCCCTCCACTGCAATGCTCCTTTACCATTTCTTTCAGACTCTCGAGTAACTTTTCATGCTCTTTGGCCAGAGAATTGTACTCCTCATGTATACCCATTATTTCACTCCTTCCAAACCACCATAATTACTACCTACCTTCATAGAACAGGGGAAGTCCGGGAAGGCTAATGCTAGTTCCCTTCCTACTTCTAAGACAGACTCCAACATATCCTTCGGAACCTCCCATATCATCTCATCATGTATCTGTAGCACCAACTTTATGTCCGTAGATAGAGCAAGGATACTCCGAGTCAGTTCTTCCTCCATATACAGCATCATCAGCTTAACAATATCTACCGCCGTACTCTGAACAACGGTACTTAACGCTTCCCGCTCCCCCTCCTCTCTTAGCTTCCACGACCCTGATTGTAGCTCAGGTATGGGCCTCTTCCTTCCAAACAGGTTGGTAACAAACCCATCCTTCTTTGCTTGTCTCTTGACCGACTCAATATACTGAGTCATTACCTTAAATCTATCAAAGTAGTTCTGTTGGAACTCACGAGCTTCTGATACAGGAATACCCATCATCTCTGCCAGTGTATATTCATCCGCCCCATAGATCGTAGCATAGTTCCCCTGCTTGGTATCGTAGCGTCTCTTTGCCATCACCTCCTTATCGTCCGTCCACCCTAGCAACTGTATAGCTGCAGTTATAAACGGGTCTTCCGTTGCTATTGCCTCAAGAAGCAATGGGTCTTGACTCAGGATCGCTATGACTCTAAGCTCCAGCTGGTCAGCATCAATACTTAGATACACATACCCCGGTGGGGCTACAATACAATCCCTTAGTTCATTGTTAGTAACATTCTGGAGATTGGGGCCGGAGGACTTCCATCTTCCTGTCTCGGTATAACCAAAGTGAGTATGTATTCTACCTAGGAGGTCTACTGCTCTAAAGGCCGGCACATAGGTAGTGATGGTCTTCATCTCACTTCGATACTTCAACAGTAGATTAGCTACAGGATGGTTAAGGGGCTTCAGACTCTCCTCTGATACGGAGTCCTTATTAGCCTTTGTCTTCCTAGTGCCTATTATGCCTCTATCCTGCAGAGCTTTGGCTACTTGGGGGTTACTAGCTAGGTTAATGTCACCTAGCTCTTCCTTTAGCTCTTGTTCCATCCCTGCAGCCTTAACTACAGCATCTTGCTCTACTTCCGTTAGTCTAACCTGGTCTATGAGTAGCCCCCATCCCTCCATTTCCACAACTAGGTCTATGCAGGGTCTATCTATAGTTTCATATAGGGGTGGGTGAGGCAGCTTATCCCACAAACCAAAAGTATTACAGGCATGGATAATACACATACCCCCCATCTTTACATGGTCTATACCAATATTTCCCTGATCCTTCTTCTTCCATTGGGAGGTCACCGAAGGACACTGTTTAGAAAGAACAGTCAACGATAGCCTTTCTAAGCTATTCTCCAACAACCCGGATGAGTAAGCCAGTAGCTTAGTATCCTCATACCTTTGGATAGAGAACCCTAGCTTCTCCAGTATTGGTATGTCAAAACTAGCATTGTGAATAATAACCTGGGAAGCACTAGCTACTATCTCCTTTAGTAGTTCATCCTCTGGGTTGAAGAAGTAGACTCCTTGTTCTGGGCTAGCAGCTACAGCTATACCCAACGGTAGCCTATTATCCAAACTAACAGTCTCCACATCAAGAGCTATTGTAGGCTGGTTGGATAACAGGTTGGATACCTGCTCAATGGAGTCAAGCTCGAAGTTACCAACCAGCCTCATGTCTCTTCCCTATCAACTGCTGCATCTATCATAGCTTGGATTTGTGTTATCTCCTTGTCTAGCCCCTCTATGTATTTCTGATAAAGGTGTTTAGATTCCTCCTTCTCCCTCTTGGTTTCCCGTAAATATATCACAATGTCATTGATACTCTTCATAGTCCTACTCCCTCCTTTAGCCTCTTCAACAATGTCTTTCCCATCATTGCAATCCATATCTCCCTCACGCCCCGCCTCAATGCTTCCTCTTTGTAAAGCAATCATGTATGACAAAGGAGCCTATTACAAGCGGTACGATAACCAAGAGACAGAATCCCCACATAATTAGGCTTCCAAAGGCATTTTCAATCACCCACGCAAAAGGCATCAGCCCAAACCCTATAATCAACGCTAGAATAAACGCACCAAATGAGTCTTTTTCTCGATAACTCATTCTTTACCCCCTTTCCATCGCCGTAATCTCTTTTGGTTTTTCACTCATAACCCTATACCATCCTTCAATCTCTTCAGCAATGTCTTCCCCATACCCTCCACCTTCAGCACTTCCTTCTCATCAGCGTTGAGGATGTTCCAGATAGTATCATACTGATAGACCAACTTCACAGCTGTCTTCTCCGACAACCTCGGACACAGCCCCATAAGCCTAGGTACTACAGGGTTAGTGCTAATCTTAGTGGGAACATGAGGAGCCCTGATCCTCCTGAACAAACTACGCTTCTCCTCTGGCCTAGTCCTTTGTTCAAAGACTGTCCGAATCAACCCCATACTACACTCAAAAGTGGGAGCCCAAAGTATCTCTATCCCTAGCTCTGACAGACCTACTATCAGGCCTATAGCATAGCTATATGTTGTATGGGGGTACACCCTTGACCTATAATACCCATTATTACTCTGCTTATGGATAGCCAAGAGCCCATCGTTCTGATCGAACACCCCCTCCACTAGAAGTATCACTGTCTTATATTGCTCAGCACACCTAGTTAACTGGGACTCCAACTCCCCCGACCTTGACTTCTGCATAAGGTTGTTGATCTCTGATCGCTCTATCCCAACTGGATTATTGTTCCTGTCTAAGAAGGCGTAGTCCGCCGAGTCAAGAGTAGCCACTGTCGTTAGCAATCTTAATAACTGAGGGATATTTGGGTGCTGAGTTAGCTCCCTCCTATCTATTGTAAGCTCATTCATCTGATCTCTCTTTCATCCATTCCTCGATAGTGCTACCAATAGAGTGGTTCTGAACAATCTTTTGCTCTGTAGGATACCCAAAACCAGTGTTAGTTACCCTATAGGAGACAGAAGAGTACTCCTGAATATACAGACACTTACCTGTCTTCCTGTCTTTGATGACCATAACAGTCACTTAAACCTCCCTGTAAACCAACTCTGTCTTCCATAAGTTCATTCATTAAATACTTCCTCAATATCAAGCATAACAGTTCTCATTATCTCATCTACAAAGTTCCCAAACCAAGGGGTTTGGACAAACCACTCATTTGTAGAACAAGAAGGAAGCTCCTCTCTCAGGAGTCTCTCCAGCTTCTCTTTGCGTTTCTCTAAGTGTTCACGAATATCCTCTATAAGGGAATCACGTTCCAGTTTCTCTTCTTCAAGTACTTGCTCGGATACCCCAATGTCTCTCACTGCAGCTCCCTGTATAAAAAGCTCCTTTGGCTGATCTACATATTCTCTCACAGCAACCCCCTATGCTCAGCATATACCTCCCAGAAACTAAGGGCCTCTTCGGTTGAACCCCTTTGCTTGTTGGTAGAACCACTCTCTTCTCTGTAAGGCTTCATCAGAAGTAACCTTGTATCCATCTTTTCTTGACCCCCTCATCCTTTCCCTATTCTGCTCTTGCTTCAATCTCTGGAACTCTATACAAAGCTCAGCAACTTTCCTCTTCACCTTCAAGTAAGGGACTAACTCCTCAAGAGTAGATAAAGCCTGCCTGGAGTTGACAGTCCAAGTAAAACACTCCTTGCAATTAGCTTTCCTTTGACTGGAGAGGATATGTCCCTTCCCTACTACCTCCTGAATCCAATAGATAATAGACTCATCCGTGTTACCTACTGTTAGGGCAAGCTCATAGGCAAAATATCCTGGTCTGCAGGCACTATCAAGTGTTCTATGAATCTTGTTTATCCCTATGCAGCCCTCACCATCAATGAATCCGGCTAAGTAGATTGCATCTTCAGTTTTCATAGCTTCATCATAGAGGGAAATGTTTTTTTGTCAAAGGATATTTGTTCCTTGCTGGTTTCTATACTCCCTATAACATTCCCAAAATGAGCGTCCCGTGATATCAAACACTCTACTTACATCCACTGCCCTACCCTTATCCTTCACTAGGCTAAACCCATAAGTCCCTATTGGCTCTTGGTAGAGCACAGCCACAGTATCAAACCTAAAGATATTATGTTTCTCACCTTCAGGCTTTACCTTAAACTCGGAGGCAAGGATACCCATAACTCCCTTCTTAGGGAGTTTCTCTATAGGTAGATACTGACCTACCGATGTCGTAGCCATCACATTGAACTCTGAGTTGACTACAGCATCATCAAGGAGTAGCTCGTTGTGGAGTCGCTTGATTAGGCTCCAGTCCTGCAGCCCATCAAAGCCCCCAAAGCTCACCTTCTTAGCTTGTTCCCTCAACCTTAGTATATGCTCAACAGGGTCTTCCCCAAATACCCTCCGTGAGTAGTATGTCTGAGCCATGTCCCAGAATCTACCTAGCATATCAAAACACAACCAGTCATTTGGGGTAAGGGTTTCTTTCTGCTCCCTATAGCTCTCCATCATCTTGTCCCAATCAGCTCTTACCGGGATGATAGTGAGATTAGGGAGGTCTTTTGGTTCAAGACCCATCTCCCCTATTGCTTTGCTAGTCCCATCATCAGGATCAAGGATCACTACCTTGTTGTCCGGGTAGAGGAGAGCTAAGCCAAGCAATGATACAGTCTTGCTGGTGCTGCTGTCCCCTACTAACAGTACTTTCTCCCTCATTATAGCTGTAGCTGCCGTAGTCTTCCCCCCCTTATTTGTCCCGGTGGTCTCGGTTGTACTCATTTGACACTCCTTTCATGGAGGGACACCATAGGCCCCCCCTTCTCTTTCAGTTGCTTTGACTACAGGTTGGTTCTTCTCCAGCCATAGCTTCTTTGCTACCTCTATGGCCTCCTCCCTACTACAAGCCTCTACCTCGTGGAAGGGAGCATCAACATGGTGGAAGAAAACTTTCTACTTCATTACCTATACCTCTCTATCCTCCTCACAGGCTTTTATTGCTCGCTTTAGCTCGTCAATAGAGACTTTCGCTAATTTGTCACCAATCCACAGGGCAAGATACCTCTTATCCAAAAGATCACCCAACTGTACCTCCCGCACATCCTCTCCCTCAAGAAAGTTCGATATTGTTGTAGTAACCATTACTTTCTCTCCTTACCATTCTAAATATCCCACAATACGAGCAACGACAGCAGCAACTACCCAACCAAGAAATCCTGCTATAAGACAGAATAAAACTTGCCAAACGTCTATAGTAATCATTTCCTCTCCTTTATCAGCTTCTTCCGCCAACAGGCAGTATCTTGGCACATCTTAATATTCTCACAGTATTGCCACTCCCATTCTTCACAGTCAGGGGATGGTATGAGGGTCAAATCCAAAGATTCCTCCAGTATGTCCTTTCTTACCAACATCACCGTCCAGTTCCTGTCCACTTCCTCCTGTGTAGTAACTATATGGTAACACTCCAACTTAGGGAAAGGAGGCTTATAGTCTCCACAGACAAACATCACTACCAGATCATACTCCAGGGTATTCAGTGCCTTACAGTACCCCAATATCTGCTTCTTCCATCCTTTGGACTCTTCCAAGTTAAAGTTCCTTAGTGACTGCCGGGTAGACTTGACCTCTATACCACTCATTACATCCGGGGTACAGTTGATCCCATCAACCAGAACAACTACCTCCTCTTCCTTCGAAAACATATAGGCTTGAAAAGCATACCCTGTCAGAAACAACAAACACTGGTCATCCGTTGGTGGTGGAGACATTCCCATCTTTCTGAACCATGCTTTCCGTGAGCAATAGATGAGATCAGATAGGTGTATTCCTGTCCTCTCCTCTACTGCAGTCTCCCTAATGTTGTCATAGACTATATTCCTTAGCTCAGGGTTAATGGAGACTTCCATTACTCCCTCCTTCCTACTGACCCAACAAAAGCCACCATCCCCAGCATCTCTGATAGGCTAAAGATAGTTGTACGAATCTCCTGTTTCATCTTGTTATCGTGGAGTAGGGCAAACCTTGTTCCATCCCACTTGATTATTACCTTCTCCTCCGGGGTATCAACTAGCACTTGCTCAATCATGTTTCCCCCTTACCCCGGCTATTGCTCCCATGTACTCTCCTAGAGCATCCTCCCCAACATCCGGGATAGTTATTGTGAAGCTCCCTCTTTCGTACTGAACTAGAGCCTTAGCCCCAGGGTAGAACATTTGTACCTCACGAGCCTTATTAGAACGAGCTTTATCTTCCACAAAGACCTTATTCCTTATCTCAGCTTCCTGTTCCCCAAAGAGCTTTAGCTCCTCATACTTGGCTTTGAGCTTATCAAGGTCAATCTTCCTATCCTTCACTAACACTCTCCTATAGACAGACTTATAACGTCTATCATGCACCTGGAGAGAGATTCCGAAGGGAGTGGTAGCATTCCAGTACCCATAACAGGTAAAATGTACATTCTCAATGGTAAGATAGTAGCCTTTAAGCTCATCCCCTTTGTCAGGGAAAAGAGTTAACAATATTCTGGGAAGCTCCTCGTGAGGATGCCTCACATTTACTTTCATTACAACTCCTTTCCAAAAGGGCTTGCTGCATGTCATGGGTACTCGTGTTCGCTTCCCCGATACCATGACTTGGCAGAGTCCAGGACTCCAGCGAATACCTATCAGCAAGCCCCTCACTACTCAAGTGGGACAGTGGAGATTCAGTGTGACCACTGCCTGAGAGACTGTCCCACCTAAAGAACTCTCAAGTATCTCTTTCTTGGAAGGGGCAGTATGTTGCACCTCATCAGTGCGATTTCAACAACTACCCCTACCATCTAGGTGATTGTGCTACTTATGGGAGGCACACTTCCCTAGTTATCTCTCTTTGCAAGTATGACAGCACTCCCTATATTGAGTATCACAGAGAGAACCCTCAGACCCACCTCGATTGGAAACTCTGTTAAGGACTCTGTTGCAAGAGTGCTTGTATCCCTTGCAGTCTTAAAGGAGTCACAGGCTGCCTCAGTAGCAAGTTCACCTAACTCCTTTAGAGCTTCCTTCGTCTTCTCGTCCATCTTTACCTCCTTTGCCTTAGACCTTCTTATAGACTGTCCTACCATTGACTTCCTCTACTACCAACAGCCCATCATCAATAAGCCCTTGAACTAGCTCACCAGACTGGATCATCGGCAAAAGAGGACTACCTCTAAGTGATGTGTTCAGACTAGCAGCTGACTTGAACTGTGCTGCTGTCTTTCCGTCAGCCAGGTCAATAACTACTCCTGCTAGTTCCTCTTCAGTTGAGGCTTCAGTAGGAGCGGGAGCGTCGACTTTAGAAGTACCCTTCTTGATCTCCTTGACCCCCACCACCACATAGTCGTTCTTGACTCCCCCACCATCCTTAGTCTGGTACTCCATAGCAACCTTCTTGAAGGCTAGTCTCTTCCCTATGAGGTTACCAGGGTCACCGATTCTAGAGTCAGGAAGGATGAGCTTGTGAGCCTCACAGCTAGGGATGAAGTGCTCCACCCAGAAGCTACCTTTGTAGTCAGAACAGTTAATCCTAAGATTGTATTCCTGACTAATATCCATAGATAGTTCTTCGGTTGACTCCAGGACTACAACATTCTCACCATCCAAACTTAGGAACTCCTGGGGGCCTTTCCCATACTTCTGACTGTCCCCCCAATCTCCGTAGTCAGCAGCTACCACATCCATCTCAAGGGACTGGAGAGCCTCCCTTACCTGGGTGAATCCACCCTCTTTGGCTTCATCTGATCTTGTAATTGGCACTTGATTCCTCCTTGTTAATACTTACTACACTCTACAACTCAGTATTTACCTCATAACTACCTCCTCAATGGTTACACGATAAGTCTTTTCAGGATCGAGCTTCCACCTGAGATGCTCCTCATCTTTAATCCCATCCATATTCGAACCATCCCCCAAATCAACAATCTGACCTGCTATCCAAAGAGCAGGAACATCGTGACCCTCAGAGTAGAAACCTTTATCAAACTCACTGACCTCCGGTTTACCCCTGACTACCAACACTACCTTATCTGACATACCTATCTCCTTTCCAATAGACCATCTGTTAGCTGTATATTCATGGGTGGTAGCTCTCTCTCTGCCTGCCTTGCCCGGAACCATAACTGTCTCCCACCCGGCTGCTCTACCTCATACATTATAGAATCTACCCAACCACCTAATTTTGAGTGACCTCTAATCAGATCAACAAACGATCCCGATTGGATAGACTTGTTACTATGATGGACTACTATAATAGATGCTTCATTCTCCGTTCTGAGATGCTCCATGTTCTTAATGAGGTTTGCCATATCTCTGCTATCATTCTCATCCCCACCAAAAAAAGCAGATAGACAATCAAGTATGATAACATCAGGAGAGATAGCTTTTACACTCTCAGCTAACCAGGCAAAGTTATTCACATCATCTATGTATAAATAACCAGGGGATGCCTCGTACAATACCTGGGGGGGGATTACAAAGTGCTTCGACATCTTCTTCAGTCTCCAGAAGTAGTCAAGGGGGGTAAGCTCAAAGTTTATAATCAGTACCCTAGCTTGCTCTACCCTAAATCCCAGCCATTCTACTCCTGTTGCTATACAGAAACCAAGCTGTTGAGCCACTACTGACTTGCCAACCTTCGGCGCTCCAAAGATTATCATTCTTCCCATTCTGGGAAGGAGGTCTTGAACATAGAACTGAGTCTTAGGCATATGTTGATTGATATACTCTGATATGTCATGGAATTGCACATTCGATCCCCTTCGTGCCTATTATGATACCACAATTACACAAAGATTGTCAATACCTTCGTGTCAAGTCGCCTGTGCTAAGGCAGACACACTACTTCTCCCTACCTTTCCAATCTTTGGCTGGTGTGAACTTTACCGGGAGAAGGGTCTTCTTATTCCTTACACTGATAGACAATTCCTCTCCCCTCTTTATGTGCTCAATACGCTCACGATTTCTCTTACCCATCGTGGAACTGCTGCCACTTCAACCGAGCATTTATTTCTAACAGGGTTCTTCTCGCAGCTGTATTCCATGCACTTTCGGGCTCTCGTGGGTTAATAAGAACAAGTAGATTTTGGTCTATCCACCTCACCACCGCCTGTATACCAGCATCACACCCCTCTTTCCATGCCAAATCCATATTCTGTGCCATAGTTCCCACATAAGGGTTCTTAGGTCGCCACGTCCTCTCCTGCTCTACCAGAGCTTCTGTGCCATCCGTGACCTCATTTGGAACATCCCTCATGGAGGATGGTTGCCTAAGCGTATCCTCAGCCATCATTCTCCTTCCGTACCCACCCTTCCCCACCACAGAGAGGACACTTCTCATAGGTCTCTCCAAACTCCCTTCTTGCTTGTTTAATAAGGGAGTAACCATATGTAGCTACAATCCCAATACCTACTCCTATTACTATAAGTACTGCTACCACTTTACATTCCCTCCTTTCTGTACCCGCCCTATTCGACCCACCCACTAAGCCCTAATTGATCATCAGGATGAACCGGACGCACTAGGCATCACCTCCTTCCTTTGGTGGGCTCGGCAGGGATCAAACCTGCGACCTGTCGATTATGAGCCGATTGCTCTACCACTGAGCTACGAGCCCGTAATAGCCCCTGCAAGGCTAGGGATTTGCACCCTAGAATTGAGATTTAGTAGCAGAGACTAATCTGTTTCCCATCGGACACTCTTTGGGGTTGCTCTGCTGGGCTCCGATTAAGCCTTTTCCTGCGGTACTCCGCTCGGTGGTGCCCCCACCTTATCTCTGTCGCCCAAGGCAGCGATACTATTCCACCACCTCGCAGAGGACTATGCTTAGATATATGTCTTCTCCTGAAAGTCGGTATCTACTGATGTTGCCTCTATCGCATGATGCCCAAACTCAGGTCGTATAGCCTCAAGCAACG